CATCAGGAATATCTCCTATGACTTCCCTATCATAATCGGCTCTCTTTAAGGTCTGAACCGCTTTATCCAAGTCAAATTCCCAACTTTGCTCACGCTCTGTCAAAGGAATTGGTTTTTCCCGGCTTGATTTCCACTCGATAACTACACCATCCATGATAACCTTGTGCAGTTCTTTCGGTATTCCGTGAGTCGTGGTAGAGGGATCAATGCTCATGTCCGTTGTAAGAGCCATTGAAGCCACCGCCGCCGGCCAAGTATTTACCCAAATCCGAAGTCCGTTAGTAACCGAAGTAATTGTTCCGGAATAAATCCAGATTGATTTGCGTATAATATCATAAAAGGCATTTCCTTCTTCATTGGAAAAATTATAGGTGATATTGGCTTCGGGAGTAACCGGTTTATCAATATCGGATAAATCAATGTTTGTTAATTTAAGCCAGTTACTTCCATCCAATTCAGCCTCAACTCTTTTGATTCTTGAAAGGATATTACTGTGAAGCGGATACTCCCTTTGGTTGGCGACCAAGTTCATGTAGGTAGGAACGAGGAAAATATCTTCGTCAGTTTCTAAAGCCCTCTGGCAAACCTGATCCTTTTTGATATTGAGAAGCACAAGCATATCGGTATCCGTAAAGGTAGTGGAATTCGTGCGTGTTTTCAGCCTTACATAAGTAGCGACTTCTGCTGGTGTTGCCATAAATTCATTATAACACTCTGGGGATTGTCGAGTCTATGAAGATTATTTTTCTACAACTACCAAAATTGCGGTAGCGGCCTGTTCAATGAAATTAACTGCGGCGACACCTGCCGGAACATAGAAGGTTCTAACGGTATTGAGTGGAATAACCTCGTCAAAGTCGGTAGTAGAGGCATTGTCAGTTCCCCATTTAAGAAGAATCGTTTTGTCAATTGCTCCCACTTCAATTAAGGTTGTGCCGGTATTTAGGGTTATTTCCGTGCTTGTGGAGATGGTTGCATCATAAGTTTCTTCCAAAGCAACAACTGGGGGAGTAACTTGAATGGCATTTCCTTGTCCGTCTATTGGGAGATCTAATTTGCCCATAATTCATTATAACATTGAGAAAGGATTATGTGTCAAGAAGTTTATGTTACTACTCCGCCGGCGATGTGGGCGAGGTAACTATTGGAAGCCGGTGTTGCATTTCCGTTAGCGACAAAAGTGTTTCCGGAGATACGATCTGTTGCTTGTGCGATTATTGACAAAACCGTAGCAAAATCGTTACCAATAACTGATGTTACGCCGTCTGTCGTCAGGGAATTAACTCCGGCTGTGAACGCCAAGCTCTTTCCATCTCTGAAGGTGTTTCTGATGATTCCCGTATTTACATTTCCGCCTGCGATATTGATAACTGTAACTCCGTAGCCGGAGTTTCCTGCCAAGAATTCATTATCTCGAATAACTGGCATTTGGTTGCTTCTTGAGCTGTAAGAACCAACCCTAATAGCATCTTTAGTCCACTTGTTAAAAACATTTTTCTCGATTATTGCACCCGAACCGCAACCTTCAAGATCAATTCCGTAATGACCTTCGCCTTGTCCTTCGAAAAGACAATCGTGAATCATAACTCCTGCGGCGTTTTCATTTCCGTATCCAAGAGCAACTAAACCGGCAACTACATCCGCATCTCCGACATAGATTCCAGAGTATCCCCCACCGCCGTCAAAACAGAAACCAGAGATTTCAACCGATCTGGAAAGCACATAGAAGGTTGCGCCACCGGTTAAAGCTCCTGTTGGTGTGCCAGCCGGAGTCCACGGATACTTGGTTGTGGCATCAGACGGCCTCATCTGGGTTTCCCATCCGGGAACTACTGCCTTGATTTTGATACCGGGCTTGTCAGCGATATAAATTTCTTCTTGCCACTTATCAGGCATAACCAAAACTACATCTCCGCGATAGGCTTGGGTGGCATCTACCGCCGCCTGAATGGTGTTGTGGATTGAAACCGAATTGTCGGAGTATTTCTCGTAGAGGTCGGAGTAGAGCTTGGCGTAGATTGATCTATCGGATTGGCATACGATATAAACATTTCCGGGATATTTCCCCTTCATATCGGAAACCATCTCTTTGAGAACTTTCTCAAGTCCGATATTTCCTTTGGTTACTTCTCCATTTATTTTTCTTGTGTCCATATTTATTCTTTAACTTGCCCTTCTCCCTTACAGGTTTCGCAGAAATTGTCGTTACCAAAACAAACCGGGCATTGAATCATTCCCTTTTTATAATTTGTGCCACGAATTGCCTCTGCTTTTGCTTTGGGTTTTGATTTTGATTTTGGCATTTTCTTTTCCTTTCCTGTCCTGACCTAACCTTCTGGGTTAGGAGATTAACCTATCGCGATCCAAGAGAGTTGCTCGTTGGTGATGTTGATACTGGTATCAAGTCCAAGAGTGAATCCGCTTGCTGAAACGGTAATTCCATTTGTAGTTACAATTGTTTTATCTCCGGCTACGGCGGTTTTTAGGGCATAAGCGGCTGTCATTCCTTCAAACCACTCAAAGGTTACTGCACTCGCGGCCAGATTTTGCACCTTAACATATCTGGGTTTGAATCCACAAGTAATTGTAAAGGCCGCAACTGTGCCGGTATCAATATATCTTCCAACCGCGATATTAACTGCGCTTGCCGGTGCTTTTGATTGTGTTGATGTTATAGCCATGTTATTTTTATGAGCTTACTGCGTGATAGATAACGATTATGTTATTGGCATTTAAGACTTTGGCAATATAGGTTGCGATCCAACCGCTTGTCATTCTTTGGTTAAGAGGATCGGCTGTCCCGGCTGAACCGAGAGGCTTAACAATGTTCTTCAAAGCCTCACCGGAGATTCTGGTCTGCGCATAGGCGTTCTGACCGAAAATCAAACTTCCATAAACCGTAGTAACTAATGTTCCTGCGGTTGTGTAGGCGTTTGAGGACTCAATGACTCTAGCTCCGGCGATTGAACCTTTCTCGTTCGGCATGACATCACCCTTGTTGGAATACTTTTCTACCGGAATCCAACCTGTCGCGTCATCCAAGTCATAGATTGTATTAGGGTGAACAATCATAATGTAGGCTCTGTCAATAGGAGTTGTATTGTATCCAGTTGAAGGATTGACCATTGAAGTAACTGGCTTGCAGTTATTCCCGGCAAGAGTTCTGACTGCTTCTTTGACCTCTGCGCGATCCAATTTCATCGCCGCACCGACTGTTGCAACTGTGGTTGCGGTGGAAGCATACTGCGCGGAAGCGCCGGCAACCATTACATTTCGGCAGAGTTGATCAAGTGAATCTCCGGCCTGTTCTCCCAAAATATCGGCTGTTTCAGTCAAGATAGGATCATAAGTTTCCATCAAGACTTTATCGGTTAAGGTTACATAATCACCATATTGAAGGACTGTCGCGGTAACATCCGTTACTGAAAGCTGGCTACCAGAAGGAGTAACACCTTCTGAAAGGGCTGTGGTTGTGGCTGTCAGGCTACCATATCTTCGGAACTTAATAACATTTGTCCCGGAATTGGCTGGTATATCTCTGATTTGGGCGTAACGATTGTGGACTAAAGCAGGCATCGCTCTTTCGAGTAACGACCTGTCGTAGAAGTTATTAACCTCTATCGGAATTTCTGTTCTAGTTGTATCTGCCATGTTTTTGTAATAAAAAAAGCGGCTCTTTCGAGTCGCTTAGGTTTTTCCTTCAGCTTTAATTAACTTTACATTATCATTATCGGCCTGTCAAGTATTTCCTGTCAAGAGGCATTTTTGAACCTATTACAATTGTTCTCTGACAGGTTTTCCGGTTTTTGGATCAATTCTCTCTATACTAAATTGCGCGTTGGATTTCTGAACTTGGTTAAATTCGTCAGCGATATTGTCGGCTACTGCTTCTGAAACTTCGGTATAAACACCCTTTGGAACTATTACTCTATATCCATTGAAAGTCTTACTCCAAATCGCGCCGGATACGGCAACCATCTCTAATCGGCCATTAACTTCTTTTTCTTCAACCACGCCGGGTTTTTCATCGCCTTCGCAGGGAATTAAGATTCTGACTTTCGGGCGACTGTCGAAATAAGCCTTTTGCCTATCGGCCTTGCTTGTCCAATGCTTCTCAGTTTCTTTTTCTTCTTTGGGATCAGCATTTTCTTCAAGAGAAACAATTTTATCGGCCTTAATCGCTTTCATAGAATTTACAGCCGCTTCCAATGTTCCCATATCCCTAAACTTTTCAATATCCTCTTTGGGCATTCCAAGTTCAAATGCTTCTTTTTGGAGTTTCTCAAACTTAATTACTGCCGGATTTTCTTTTTTGGTCTTTGGAGATCCGATTTTTTCTACTTTGATTTTTGGTTCTTTCTTTTCTTCTTTAAGTTTTGCCATATTTTAATTATGAAACTTATAAAGTATCTTGTCAATGCTGTCCAAAGACTTTCGCTCTTTGGGCTTCAAAATCTTCTTTACTTGCCTTACCCCAATCTGTCTTGCCCTTGCCCGGTTCTCTGACACTCCCACCGGGGTTTTGAGTATCTTTGGCTTTCTTGGCGGCATCTCTTTCTTTTTGCGCACCTATTTTCTCCAAATCTTTTTGAGCGACAATCGCCATGATATTACTGACTGGGACATTTTGATAAGCAGGATGAACCATATATTTGAGAGCCACCTCGCGGTATTTACCATATTCCGGTTTTGCTCTTATGAAAGCATCAACATCTGTTTGATCTTTAATTACCTGAACTTCTTTAAGTGCGCCACCAACTCTTTTATCAACAATTTTGGAAATAAGTTTTTCATCTTCGGGTGTAATTTCATCATCCTCATCTTCCGGTTCTTCTTCTTCGATTTCCTTTTTATCCTTTTTGGGCTTTTCGACTTTCGGTTTTCCGCCCCTTAC